GTCGTTTTTTGTGTCCTGTAGGCCCAGACTGGGCGGGTTTGTACCGATACGGGCGGGCTGGTGAGTGAACGCCGCCGGTTGGGGCGGGCCGAGGCCGGTTTGGAGCGGGAGCTCCTCGAGCGGCGGGATATCGGCCAGGCCATGCGCGGCCAGCTGCGAGCCCAGGCCCGGGCGGTGGATGTGGCCGAGGCCCGGAACGATCCGGAGGCGGTGAGCACCGCCAACCGTGTCTACCTCGACTCGCTCAACGCGGCCGGCCTCACCCCGCAAGGCGCCAAACCGGTCGACGCCGTCGATGCCTTCTTGGCCGGACTCATCCGGCCCACCCCCAGCGCTGGCGACCCCCCGAACCCCTGACCGGCTGACGTTCGGGCCGGCGGTGGCCAAACTGGCCGAGGCGTTGGGCAAGCCGTTCATGCCCTGGCAGGCGTATGTCGCTGATGTGGCTTTGGAGGTCGACGCGGCCGGCCGGTTCGCCTACCAGTTGGTGTTGGTGACGGTGCCGCGCCAGTCTGGCAAGACCACGCTGTTCGGGTCGGTGCTCGACCATCGGGGCCTGATCGTCCCCCAGGCCCGCTGCTGGTTCACCCAGCAGTCCGGCAAACACGCGGTGGACTGGCTGATCAACGAGCACTGGCCGCTGCTGGCCCCCTTCGTGCCGAAGGTCCATTTGCGGCGGGCGGCCGGGTCGGAGCACATCAAATGGTTGCCGTCGGGCGGGCTGATCCGCCCCTTTCCGCCCACCCCCGACGGTCTGCACGGCAAAACCTCGGATCTGGTGGTGGTCGACGAGCCGTGGGCGTTCGACCTGGTCAGAGGCACGCAACTGGATCAAGCAATTGTCCCCACTCAAGCTACGAGACCGAACGCCCAGGTGTGGAAGGTATCCACGGCCGGGGATGCCACCTCGACATGGTGGCTGGGCACGGTGGAGGCCGGTAGGGCCGCCGTCAATGCCGGCCGCACGTCGGGGATCTGCTACTTCGAATGGTCCTGCCCCGACCGGCTGGACCCGTGCGAGGCGGTCTCATGGCCGGTGTACCATCCCGCCTACGGGCACACGGTGGGACCGGATGCCATGCAGGCGGCGCTGGACATGCTCGGCCCCGACGAGTTCGCCCGGGCCTACGGCAACAAATGGGTCAGCACCACGGCCCGGGTTATCCCGCTGGCGGCGTGGCGGGCCGCCGCCGACGACAACCCGCCCCTACCCGAGGTCGGCCGGCTGGTGTTGGCCTTCGACGTGGCCGTCGACCGCTCCGACGCGGCCATCGTGGCCGGCTGGCGCGACTCGGACGGTACCGCCCGGGTGGAGGTGGCCGACCAACGCCCGGGGGCGGGCTGGCTGCTCGAGCGGCTGACCGAGCTGGTGGAGCGGTGGCGGCCGCTGGCGGTGTGTTTCGACGAGGTCGGCCCGGCCTTGGATGTGGCCGACGCCGCCCGCCGGGCCGGGCTGGAGCTCACCGGGCTGAAAGCCAGAGAGTACGCAGCCGCCTGCGTAGGCCTGCTGGACGCCCTCGTGAGCGACCCGCCCGCCGTCCGGTACCGAACCCACCCGGCTTTGGATGCGGCGGCTAACGACGCCGCCCGGCGGGCTCTGGGCGACGCCTGGGCGTGGGGGCGGCGCCAGTCGGCCGGGTCGCTGGCCTGTCTGACCGCGGCCACGGTGGCGGTGTGGGGGTTCGATCACGCCCCCGCCGCCCTGGGCGAGTTCCGCATTCTCTAGTTATCCGTAATAGCCGGCGGTGACGGCATTACGCTGGGCGTTCGGTGTCTCTGACCTGGTCGCGCAACCCCGGACCGTGGCCGCTGGGGCGCACCTCGGCCGGGGCGCCGTCGTTGCGGTTCGCCCCGCCGGACGGCACCAACGCCATGGTCGGCCCGTTCGTGTGGGACGCCACCTCGGCCCGCCAGATCCCGGCCGTGGCCCGCTGCCTGCAGGTCTATTCCGGTTTGGTCCGCCAGATGAAAATGGACGCCTACCGCGGGGAGGTGAAGCTGCCCCGACCCCGGCTGCTGGAACGGCCGGACCCTTTGAACGCCGGCTCCTGGTTTGTCGGCATATCGGTCGAGGACTATTTGATGTCCGGCAACGCCGTGTCGCTGGTCACCTCGCGGGGGGTGGACGGCTGGCCGGTGTCGGTGCAGTACCTGCCCATCAACTACGTGTACATCGTGTGGGTGCCCGGCCAGGCGTTGCCGGATTACTACTTTTACGGCCAGCCCCTCAACACCGACGACGTCATCCATGTCAAACGGGGCGCGGACCGGTGGTTCGGGGCGGTGCGGGGGGTGGGGATCGTGGAGGAGGCGCTGGGCACGCTGGACCGCGTGGCCATGGAAGAGGTGTACGAGGCGGCCACCCTGGCCGGCGCCGCCGTACCCAGCGTGGCGATCATCACCCCGCAGGCCACGTTGACCCAGGATGTGGCCGATCAGGCCGCCGACTCCTGGGAGGTCAAGTACGGCGGCCCGAACCGGCGGCCGGCCATTCTCCCTAACGGCACGCAGGTGATCCCGCTGGCCTGGTCGCCTTCGGACACGCAGCTGATCGAGGCCCGCCACATGTCGTTGACCGATATCGCCAACCTGTTCAACATTGACGCCTACTGGCTGGGGGCGCCGGTGGCCGGGATGACTTACAAGACGGCCAGCCCCCAATATCAGCAGGTGTTGCGCACCTCGCTGGAGCCGGTTTTGTCCGACCTGGAGGACGTGTGGTCGTGGGCGTGGCTGCCGCGCGGCCAGACCATCCGTTTCGACCGCAACAAACTGCTCTCCGACGACCTGACCGTCACCTCCAACGCCGCGGTGGCCACCTACAACGGCAAGATCGTCACCCTCGACGAGGCCCGGGCCATGCTCAACCTGCCCCCCACCGACGAGGACACCGGACCGCCGGCCCCGCCACCCCCGCCGCCGCCCGTACCACCACCCGCCGAGCCGGCCCCGGCGGCCACCCAACCCGAGGAGGTGCCGGCCGCATGACCGACCCCGAACAACGCGACTTCACCGCCGTGCTTGAGCTCCGCGACCTGCAGGCCGTCGGCCACGGCCGGCCGTACAAGTACCTGGAGGGCCGGGCCGTCCCCTACGGCGAGTGGGCCACCGTCCACACCGGGTTCGGGGCGTTTTTGGAGCAGCACCGCCACGGCTCGTTTAAACGGTCGACCAGCCCGGCCCGCTCGGCGTCGCCGTTGCCGTTGCTGCTGTTCCACGACAACCGGTCGTTTCCGATCGGTCACGCCGAGTCGTGGTCGCATCCGGGCGACGGCCTGCATGGGGTGTGGAAGTTGAACGAATCGGCGGAGGCGCAGCGGGCCGCGCAGGCGGCCGAGGCCGGCGACCTGATCGGCCTGTCTATCGGGTTCAACGATTCGCGGCCCCCGGCCTGGGAGGACGGCGACCCGTTCTCCGATGATCCCGACGAGCTGCCCCGGGTCACCCGGGTGGAGTCCCGGCTGGTGGAGGTGTCGATGACCCCGACCCCGGCGTTCGAGAACGCCGAGGTGACCATGGTCCGCTCGGCCTGGCGGCCCCCGACCCCGGCGGAACGTCAGGTGGATCGCTGGCGCAGGATCGCCGATCAGTTACGCTCCGGTTAGAAAGCGACGCACGCGGCCGACCCCGCCCGTCCCCCGGCGACCCCCCGGGCCGTAAAAGGCCCCCTGGCCGCCCCGGACGCTGGCCCTTCGGCAAGCCCCGCCGGCTGACACCAACTACGCGGAGGTTTGACCGATGAATCCTGTACTTGACCGTCTACGCGTCCAGCGGGCCGAACAAATGGCGGCCATGGACGCGGTGCTGTCTCAGGTGTCCGACGACCGGGACCTGGTCGACGCCGAAAAATCTTTGTTGACGGCCACCCAGCAGCGTTTGGGCGAGATCGACGCCCAGATCAAACCTTTGGCCGACTACGAGGACATGCGGGCCGCCCACGAGGCCGCCGCCGCCTCGTTGCCCCAACCGCGCGGCGACCGGCTGCCGGCCCAGCCCCGCCGCCTGGACGCCGAGTCCCGCGGGTTCGTGTACGCCTCGGCCGGCTCGTTTCTGGTGGACTATCTGCGGGCGCATGGGATCACCGATCGGGGCAACCCGGATCCGGCCGCGGCGGCCAGGATCGCCCAAACCCGGGCGGTGGCCGACCAGAAGACCACCGACACTACCGGCGTGCTGCCCACCCCCATCGTCGGCCAGGTCGTCAACCTGATCGACGCTAACCGGCCTTTCATCTCGAGCCTGGGCGGCGCCAAAGCGTTGGACAACATCCCCGGCGCCACCTTCACCCGCCCCAAGATCACCACTCACACCACCGTGGGCCAGCAGGTCCCGGCCGGCGGGGCCGGCGAAAAAACGCAGCTGCCGTCCCAGAAGATGACGATCAGCCCGGTGTCGTTCGCCAAGAATACCTACGGCGGCACCGTCGACATCTCAAGACAGGACATCGATTGGACCAGTCCGTCAGCGTGGGACATTTTGGTTCGAGATCTGGCCAACGTCTACGCCGTGCAAACCGAGACGGCGGCGGCGGCCGCCTTCAAGACGGCGGCCACGGCCACCGCGGTGGTGGTGGCCACCAACGACCTGAAAGGCTGGACGCTGGCGTTGTACACGGCGGCTATGCACGCCTATTCGGCCGGGTTCATGATGCCCGACCGGATTTGGTGCTCGCTGGACGTGTGGGCCGCCCTCGGCTCGCTGGTCGACGTGGCCCGGGTGGTGCTGCCGCAGAACACCACCGACGAGATGAACGCCCCCGGCACCTCCACCCTGGCCTCTTTCCGGGGCGACATGCTGGGCGTCCCCCGGGTGGTGGTCCCCACCTTCGTGGCCGGGACCTGCATCGTCGGTAACTCGTCGCTGTTCGAGGTGTACGAGCAAGTCATAGGCCTGTTGTCGGTGATCGAGCCCAGCATCCTGGGGGTGCAGGTGGCCTACGGCGGCTATGTGGCCTGGGGTGCCCTGCAGGGCGCCGCCCTGGTGCCGCTGACCCCGCCGGCCGGCATGCCGACCATGCTCGAGGCCGACGAAGAGCCGCCCGCCGACGAACCCGACGCGGCGCTGTCGCCCGGTCCGGGCGCCGCGGCCCGCAAACGGTAACCGGAGTGGCCTGGACTATCAAACCGGCCGGGTCGTGGGGCATTGCTACCAGCAATGCCCCCGCCACCGACGTGGCCGCGGTGTTGGCGTTGCCCGGATCGTGGAAGTTCGATCAGTACCCGCAGGGGGCGACGCCAACGCAGCGGCTCTACGTCCGCAAGGACCAGTGGGCCACGCTGGCGGCCACACCAAGCGTCGACAGCATCACGCCGACCGGGGGGCCGGTGGCGGGCGGCACGGGCGTGACCATCCGGGGCTCGGGTTTGATCGGTTCGACCGGGGTCACCTTCGGCGGCACCGCCGCCACCGGCTTTATCGTCAACAGTGACGCCACCGTTACTTGCATCTCGCCCGCCCACGCTGCCGGGGCGGTGCCGGTCGTCGTTTTGAACCCGCGCGGCAACGTGACCGCGGCCGAGCAGTACACCTACGCCTGATGGCGGTCTGGCCGACGCTCAAGGAGGTTCGGACGTTGCTGCGTTTGCAGCCCGACCCGAACGAGGACGGCGTCATCCAGACCGCCCTGGCCGCCGCCATCGACTACGGCATTCGCCGCATGGGCTCCACCTATGTGACCAACCCGGACGGCTCGATCACCGAGACGCCGATCTATCCGGGGGACACCACCGTCCTGCCCGACGCCGCCCACGAGGCCTGCCTGTTCCACGCCGCCCGCCTGTACCGCCGCCGCGACTCCATAGACGGCACGTTGGGGTTTGCGGACACCGGGCTGATCCGGGTGGGCCGCTACGACCCCGACAAGGACGACCTGTACGCCGTTTGCGCCCCCATGGTGTTCGGCTGATGTCCTGGGCCCGGGCGTCGGTGGCGACGGCTATCGCCGCCGACCTGTTCGCGGCCACCGAGGGCGGCGTGACCGCCTTCGCCGACCCGCCGCCCACGTTCAACATTCCCGCCTTCATTGTCGGCTGGCCCCAAACGGTGATCTACGACATACCGATCATGGGCGTCGACGAGGTCACCCTGCCGGTCATCACCGTGGCCGGCCTGCCCGAGGCGGCCGCGGTGGACCAGATGTTGAACACCGCCCGGGCGGCCCTGGAGGCGGACCGCACGCTGGGCGGGCTGCTGGCCCACGGGGTGTTGGTGGTGACCGGCACCCGCAACTGGCGGGCTCTGCTCGACGTGGGCGGCGGCCAGTATTTGGCCGCCGACCTGATGCTCACCATCCGCATGTAAGGAGGAAACACATGTCAGACAAGAACGGCGGGGTCGGCCTGCTCGACCAGGTCAACCCGCTGGTCGATCCCACCCCGCCGGTGGCCACCCCGCTGATATTGACCGACGGTTACGTGGAGGTCAACGGCGTCAACCTGCGGTGTTTGGGTTTGCATTTCGAGGTGAACCCGGAGAACAAGCCGGTCACCGTAACCACGTTCTGTTCGGAAACCGACTATCCGGCCATCATCAAGTGGCATTTCGTGGCCAAGTTCGCCCAGTCGTTCGCTCCTGGGGCGACCGACGCCACCTTGCGGGCCGCGGTGGCCGCCTACAACGCCAGCCAGCAGCCGGCCCAGTTCAAATGCCGGGCCTACTCGTCCCAGGTGGTGTCGGCCAGCAACCCGCAGTTTTCGGGGTTTATGATCCCCCAGCCGTACCGGTATATAGGCGGCGACGCCGGCACCCTGTCCGAGGTCGACATCGACTGGATTTTGACGGCCCCGCCGTCGGTTGACACCGGCGCCGTGACGGCCACCGGGGCCACGGCCGGCTCCCCCGGCTTTTTCACCCCGTCGGGGGCCAACACCCCGGCCAACCTGGCCGCCCTGGCCGGCCTGACCGGCACCCCGGCCACCACCTGGGCTACCGGCCAGTATGTGGTCACCGCCGACCGGCTGGCCGCCAACTGGAACGGCACCGCCTTCGTGGCCGGCATCCACCCCTAGCGTGCCGGACGCCGAAATCGTGGGGGTCAAAGCGCTGGTCAAAGACTTCGACCGGATGGCGGCCCCGGCCGGGCCGCTGGCCGCGGCCCTGCGCACCGCCGGCCGTACCGCTATCACCCCCATCGCCGACGCCGCCCGTAGCGCCGTCCCGCATGTGACCGGCACCCTGGCCGGCTCGGTGGTGGTCGAAACGGTGAAGCTGGGGGCGAAGGTGGCCATGACCGCCATCTACGCCGGGCCGGTCGACTTCGGCGGCTACCCCGGCGACCGCCCCTACCTGCCCCAAGGCCGCTACCTGTACCCGGCCGCGGCCCGCCTCGGCCAGGCCGGCGAACAGGCGTACGCCGACGCCGTGGCCGCCACCCTGGAGCGTTACCCCTGGACCAACGCCACCACCGACGCCGGGAGTGTCCATGAGTGAAGAGCCGCCGGTCCGTATCGACGCCACCCAGCTGCGCATGCGGCCGTCCGACATGCGCCAACTGACCAAAGCCACCGGCCGCACCTTCGAACAGCTTTTACAGTCGGACGAGTCGGCCGACAAGTTCCAGGCCATGGCCTTCATGGAGCTGCGCCGCCGCCACCGCGACCTCGACGCCGACCAGCTGTGGTCGATGGCCGGGGAGGTGGAGATCGAGCTGGGCGACGAGCTGCCGGACCCTACCGCCAACGGGCGGCCGACAATGTCGCTGCCCTCTGCCGCTACTGGCGAATGACCCCCAACCAGCTGGCCGAGCTCGACGACGACATTTTCCGGGCGTTCGTGCGGTACATGGAACGCGAGGCGGCCGAGATCAAACGGGCGCCGCAGAGGCGATAGCAGATGGCCAGCCCGTCGGTAACGGTCCGCATCCTGGCCGACCTCAAAGGTTTCGCCGCCTCGGTGTCGGGGGTCGGCTCCACCGCGGCGTCGGCGGCTGGGAAGATGCACGATGCCTTCTCCGGCACCCTCAACGTCCTGAACTCCACCGGCGTGCTGGGTCCGTTCGGGGCGGCCCTGGACGGTATAGACCAGGCGTTGGGGACCATCGCCGAGCACGTCGGTGGCATCTCCACGGCCATGATGGGCGTGGGCGGCGCCCTGGCCGGCGTCGGCGTCGGCCTGTCCGCCCTGGGGTCGAAAGACCAGGCCGCCCACCAGCAGCTGCAGGCCGCGGTGGCCGCCACCGGCAAAAACTACGACGACTACGCCGACCAGGTCGACAAGGCCATCAAACACCAGGAGAAGTTCGGTAACACCTCGGCCGAAACCCAGGACGCCCTGTCCAAACTGACCGAGGCCACCGGCGACCCCACCAAAGCGCTCGGCCTGCTGAACACCGCCACCGACCTGGCCGCGGCCAAACACGAATCGCTGAACACCGCGGCCGGGCAGCTGGGCAAGGCCTACAACGGGGCCGGCAAAATCCTGAAGGACTTCGGGATTACCGCCGCCCCCAAAGCCGCCTCGGCCACCAAAGCCCTGGAGGCGGCCAGCCGATCGGCCGAATCGGCCGACAAGGCGTTGGCGTCGGCCAAACAGCACCTGTCCGACATCCAGGCCAGCCTGTCCGGCAAGACCAAACTGTCAGCCGCCGACCAGATCCGCCTGCGCGACGCCACCCAAAAAGTGTCCGACGCCTCGGCCAAAGCGGTCGACGCCCACCACAAACTGACCGCCGCCCAGGACACCGCCAAAGCCGCCTCCCAGGGCCAGATGACCACCATGGACGAACTGTCCAACAAACTGAAAGGGCAGGCCTCCGCCGCGGCGGACACCTTCGGCGGGCATATCTCCGCCATCCGAGCCCACCTGGAGGACACCGCCGCCACCCTGGGCCAAAAGTACGGGCCGGCCATCACCGGCGCCGGCACCGCCATGGCCGGCCTCGGCAGCGTGATGAAAATCAGCGGGGCGGCCATGGACACGGCCAAAGCCGCCGCCATCGGCACCCGCCTGGAACTGATGGCCCTGAACATCTGGACGAAAATCCAGACCGCGGCCCAATGGCTGTTCAACGCGGCCATGGACGCCAACCCCATCACCCTGGTGGTGCTGGCCATCGCCGCCCTGATCGCCATCATCATCCTGGTCCTGGTCAAAACCGGCGTCCTCAAAGACGTCTGGAACGACATCAAACGGGTGGCCCTGGACGTGTGGCACGCCATCCTGGCCGCCGTCCGGGCGGTTTGGGATTGGATCAAAGCCTATTGGCCGCTCATCCTCGGTTTTCTGCTCGGCCCCATCGCCCTGGCCGTCGGGGCCATCTACAAATACCGCGACCAGATCTGGGACGGCATCAAAGCGGTTTGGAACTGGATCAAAACCACCTGGGGCCAGATTTACGGTTTCCTCAAAAAACCGGTCGAGGACGCCGCCAACTGGATACGCCAAACCTTCAACGATCTGGTCACCTTCTTCACCGGCATCCCCCACCGCATCTCCACCGCCATCGCCGACGTCGAACACCTCCTCGAGGCGCCGTTCAAGGCCGCCACCGACTTCATCAAACGGGTCTGGGACGACACCGTCGGCAAACTCAAAGTACCCAGCATCCCCGGCGCCGGGGTCATTTCCGGGCTGGCCTCCCACATTCCCGGTTTACAGACGGGCGGGACGATCACCTCCACCGGGCTGGCCTTACTCCACCAGGGCGAAACGGTGGTACCGGCCGGCCATCAGCCCGGCCCGGCCGGCCCGGCCGTCGTCATCGCCAACGCCCACTTTTCGACCGAGCTGGACGTGGAGGCGTTCATGCGCAAGGCGGCCTGGGTCATCCGCACCCAGAGGGTCTGATGGCTGTCCCCACTCTCATCTCGCCGTCACCGAACCCTGCTTCCGGGGTGATCGGCGCCACCGTGGCCCTGTACGGCACCGGCCTGGACACTGTTACCACCGTCACCGTCGGCGGCATAGCCGTGAGCTCGTTTTTGCAGCAGTCCGCCACCAGCATGCTCATCACCGCCCCCAATCACGCCAATGGGGCGGTGTTCGTCTTCGCCACCAACCCGGACGGCATGTCCAATTCGGTCGTGTTCACCTATGTGCCGGCCTACGTGCCGACCGGGCCGGGCTGCGCCCGCAGCGCCTGGCTGGTGCTCGGTTCGCTGGTGGTGCCGTTGGAGAACTTCACCGGCGGCTGGTTCTGTGAAAGCCTGGATTTGGGCTACCCGGCCGTGCGGGAGGTGGTGTCGAACAAACCTTCCCAGGACGGCGTCGACGACCGCACCCAGTACATGGGCGGCCGGGTGGTGTCGGCCAACGTGCACACCGTGGCCGGCGCCGGCGCCCGCATCGACGCGGTGGCGTCGCAGTTCGCCCCGTTCATGGTCCCCTCCGCCCGGCCGATCCTGCACTATGTGTTGGACCGGCCCGGCGCCCCCGAACGCACCATGGTGCTCCGCCCGTCGGGGTACGCCTGGCCGGTCGCCGGCGGCCAGGAACGCCAAATCCAGATGCAGTGGCTGGCCGCCGACCCCGCCGCCGTCGACCCCAACCTGCAGACCGCCATCTCCTGGTCGGGGGCGTCCACCTCCCCCGGACGGCTGTATAACCTGACCTTCGACCGGGCCTACCCGGCCGGCGGCGGCTCAAGATCCTCGGCGGTCGTCAAATCCTACGGCGACCTGCCGGTCCGCCCGAAATACCGGATTTACGGGCCGATCACCCAGCCGGTCGTCAGCGTCAGCCAGGACGGCACCGGCAGCGGGGTGGTCTACTTTCTGGCCTCCTTCAACGTCAACGCCGGCCATTTCGTGGAGGTCGACTCCTGGAATAAGACCGCGGTGATGGACGGCGACCCGGCCCAGTCGATGGTCACCTATCTGGACTGGCAGAACTCCAAGTGGACGCCCATCCAGCCCATGCCCCCCTCGACCACCGGCGCCCTGGTCCGCCTGGACGGAAGCTCTACTTCCGGGGTCACCCAGGTGCAAACCATCTGGCAGGACCGGTTCCTGACATGACCATGACCGCGCCGCGCGCTACGACGCCGCTGCCGGCCGGGCGGGGCCGCTGGCGGCTCACCTTGCACGCCCGGGCGTTCGCCACCCCGGTCTACCCGACCGCCACCGGGATCGGCGAGCTGGCCGACGCCCGCTCCAGGGTCCTGACCCAGGCGTGGGCCACCCCGGCCCAACTGACGTTCAGCGTGGACGGGCACACCGCCAACGCCGCCACCATCCGCGAGCTCCAGCACGACGTGATCGCCTGGCGCTACGACGAAACCGCCGGCGCCGACGTTCCCTACTTCCGGGGGGTGATCACCCAGTCCGAGGATCAGATTTCCGAGGACGCCCACATCATCAATTTCGTTTGCCACGACTACTCCGCGATGCTGGCCCGCCGGTTTTTGACCGGCCCCAGCCTGCTGGTCTACGGCAACCCCAACCCCAGCGTCGACCAGGACAACATCGTCGCCGACCTGCTCAGCCGGGCCAACTTGGCGGTCAGCGGCACCGGGACCAGTTTCGCCCCCGGTTCCACCCTGCCGTTGGCGGTGGCCCGGGTCAACCCGGACGGCTCTCTCCGCACCGCCGCCAGCGGCCAGCTGCGGGACCGGTCCTACGCGGGCGGGAACGTTATCGGCGACCTGATCGACCAGCTGTCCAAGGTGGCCAACGGGTTCGAATACGACGTGCTGCCCCGCTCCGACCTCAACGGCACCGACAGCCTGCGCATCTTTTTCAACGCCGGCCAGCCGGGCGGCCCACACCAGGGCATCGTGCGCACCTCCCCGGCGTTGGTGTACGGCTCCACCGTCAGTTCCCTGACCCGGTCGGTGAACTCGGCCGACTACGGCAACTACTGGCGCATCCTGGGCAACAACGGCCAGTCCGACCCGAGCTACCCCCAGCTGTACGCCGACCGCTGGAACAGCGACGCCAACAACGTGGGGGTGCTGCCGGTCGGCCTGTGGATGTCGCAGGACAACGCCGCCGACGTCATCCTGCAAACCACCCTCAACGAGAAAGCCCAAGGCGACCTCAACCTGTACGGGCTGCTCATGCCGTCCTACTCGCTGACCTTGCGGCCCGGTTTTTTCGCCCACGGCCTGTTCAACATGGGCGACACCCTGCCGTTGGTGGTCCAGTCCGGACGGCTGAACGTCAACACCACCGTACGAATACTCGGGATTACGTACACCGTCGGCGACGACGGCCAAGAGGACGTTTCGGTCATCGTCGGCCAGCCGCCGTACACGCTGGCCAAAATCCTGACCGACGCCCACACCGACATCAACGCCCTGGCCCGAAGGTGAGACACCTATGACCCGCTACGCCCCGCAATGGATCCAGGCCGCCAGCTACGCCGCTTCCCAGGACCGCCGATTGATCGCGGCCCTGTGGCCCGGCCCGGCGTCGACCGGGTGTGCCGTCACCGCCACCACCGCCATGACCCTGCAAATCGCGGCCGGTCAGGTAGCCGTACCGAGTCAGAACAACACCGGCACCACCCTGTGTACCTCCGACGCGGCCGAGCAGGTCACCCTGACCGCCTCCGCCGCCCAGCCCCGCATAGACCTGATCACCTGCCACCCCCGCGGTACCGACCTGGACGGCGGCACCAACAACGACTTCATATTTGACTTCGTCACCGGCACCCCCGGCGCCACGCCGGCCGTGCCGGCCACCCCCGCCGGCCAAGTCGCTTTAGCGCAAATCGCGGTGGCTGCCGGCGCTGCCTCCATCAACGCCGCCAACATCACCGACGTCCGCCCGCCCATGTTCAACCCGGCCGCGGAGCCGGCCACCGCCTCGGCCGCCATCGTCTCCCGGGCCGACACCAGCGGCGAGGTGTGGGTGGCCAAGGCGGGCGTGAACGGCGGAGCGTGGCGCAAGGCCCGCGACGCCCTGCGGGCCAGATGGCGCCGGGCGGCCGCGTTCAACCTGACCGCCACCTGGACCCGGTTCCAGCTCGACACCATGAACTTCGACGAGTACGGCTTTTACAGTTCCGGGGCGTGGCTGGCCACCTGTCCCATCAAAGGCTATTACCGCGTGTCGCTGACGGTCACCGGTAGCGCCGTGGGCGTCTCCAACACCGCCTATGTCGCCCTGTATAAGAACGCCGTCACGATCGCCCAGGCCGCCTCAGGGCCGGCCGCGGCGGCCGGCAACGCAGTGTCGGTCACCTTGGCCGACACCATCCAGTGTGTGGCCGGCGACACCCTGGAAATGTGGATCGCCTCCGTCGGCGCCACCCTGACCGGCGCGGCCAGCCCGTTGACCTACGGCAGTTTCGAATACGTAGGCGCCACCCCCTGAGGAGACGAACCCACATGACCGCCACCGAACCGCCCGCCTGGCCGGAACCGCAACCCGACCCGCCCGAAGAGCCGCACGAGGACTGGGCCACCGACCCGCCCCCGCCGGACGGCGAAGACGACGAAACCGACTGACATGGCCCTCAGACGGGTGGCGATCCCTTCGCCGAACTACTCCAGCCGGGGCGGGGCGGCGGTGACGACCATCGTCCTGCACACCGCCGAAGGCGCCCGCACCTACCAGGACCTGGGCGCCTTTTTTGCCAATCCGGCGTCGGGGGTGTCCTCGCATACCGGCATCGACGACACCCCTAACACCGTCGGCGAATACGTGCCCCGAACCGGCAGCTCGTGGACGGCCTCGGCGGCCAATAAGTGGAGCGTGCAAACCGAGCTGTGTGCGTTTGCCGCCTGGGACATTGCCGAGTGGAACCGCCACGCCCCCATGCTGGAAAACTGCGCGGCCTGGATCGCCGAAGAGGCCGCCGCCCTTGGCATCCCCATACTGCGGTTGGGGCCGGCCGACGCCCAGGATCCCGGCACGGCCGGGGTGTGCCAGCACAACGACCTGGGCGCCATGGGCGGCGGGCATTGGGACTGCGGCCCCGGCTTCCCCATGGACCGGGTGTTGGAGCGGGCCAATCAGCTGGCCGGCGGCCGCCCGGCGGTACCGTCACCGATCACAGGAGAGGACATGATTTGCACTGACCCGAACACCGGCGGGGTGTGGGTGGTCGCCACTAAAGAAGGCGCCGTCTACACCTACGACGGCGCCCCCTACATCGGCGCCACCAACAACACCCAGATGAACGCCGGCCGCAACCCTTGCGTCGGTCTGGACGTGTGGAAAGACCGCAAAGGACTGCCCGGCCTGGTCATGGTGCTCGACTGGGGCGACCGGGGCGACGGCCGCTCGAGCGATGGCGGCGACCGGTTCCGCCGCTACCGCTTCCCTAGGGACGGGTCCGGCAAGGCGTCATCGGGTACCTACTAGCCGGTGAGCAAGGCCCGCCAGCTGCTGCTTTTGTACCTGGGCGGGGTGGCCGTCATGGGCCTGGCCGTGGTCGTGTTCGTCCTCAACCGGGGTTTGGCCGTCGACTTGCTGGCCGCCGCCGGCTTTGTGGGCGGGGTGGCCATCATCATCAACGCCCTGCCCACCCACAACGGAGACTCACATGGATAACACCCAAACCATCGTCCTTTTGATCGAGGTCGGCGTTATCGCCCTGGCCGCCCTGCTCCGCATCCTGGGCCAACGCGGCTGAGCCTGCTCACCTTTCTGGTGGTCCTCACCGCCTGCCTTCTGGCCCTGCTGCTGGGGGTGCTGTTGGCCATATGGCTTTAGGCGGTGCGGTTGAGGGCGTCGCGGATGACGTCCTCGTCGGCGTCGCGCAGGTAGCGGTCGGTGGTGGCCACGTTCTTGTGACCCAGGAACCGTTGCACGGCTTTGACGTCGTGGCTGGCGTCGTACAGGTTCGAGGCGGCGGTGTGGCGCAGGGCGTGGGCGGACACCCCGTCGTAGCGGTCGCCTTTCAGGCCGGCCTGCTCGAGCCAGCGTCGGACCAGGCGGGACAGGGTGGCCGGCGAGTGGCCGATGACCGGCCCGGCCGTCCGGGCCCCGATGTGGGCGGCGAGGAGGGCGGCCACGTCGGGGCCGAGGGGCAGGCGGCGGTGGTCGTCGTTTTTGCCGTGGACGGTGATCCGGTCCCGGCCTCGATCCCAGTCGGGCACCTCGAGGCGGGATACCTCGACGCAGCGCAGCCCCTGGCGGGCCATGAGGGCCACGATCAGGCGGGCCTGGCCGTCGGGCAGGACCAGGCCCAGGCGGCGCATCTCGGCCGAGCTGAGCGCCCTCCGGGCGGATTCCGGTTCTCGGACCTTCCCGGCCTGACGGCACGGATCGACAGCCAGCAGATCCCACTCCAGAGCCCACCGGCAAAACACCCGCACCGTGGACAGGTAGGCCCGCCTGGACGCCGGCCGCTTGTCCCCGGTGCCGGCCTGCCAGGCCCGGACGTGCTCCCGGCCCAGCTCGCCTATGTCCACCCCTTTGCACACTTTGACCAGGCCGGACAGCCGCCAGGCCAACTGGCGGGCGGTGCCCGGCCCTATCTCACCCCGGGCGCGTCTATCACCTACGTAAATGCGGACAGCTTCGGACACCAACATGGGAAAACCCCCTGTGTTGCGCTGTCTCCGCTCGCCGCCGGACGTTAGGGCGCGCGTCTACCACTCGGTATTCGCGCAGAGGTCACGCCACCGCCCGGCCCTTCTTGAAGTTGCAACCCAAGTGCGCGGCGTGCACGTTTTCCGGGTCATCCGTCCCGCCCCGGCATACCGGAATGATGTGATCGATCGACGCCGACCCCGGATCGGGCGTCTTGATCGTCATGTCGATCGGCTCGCCGCACAGCTGGCAGACATAGCCGTCCCGCTCGAAGATATCGGCACGCCGGTGGCGGACTGTCGAAGCGTTCCGTAGATGCGCTTTCCTCAACTTTGAGTACACCCCCCACCGGGCTCGCGCACAGATGCGGCATCTGCGCTGCCCGGCCCGGTTGACGATGATTTTGAGGTTGTCGCCGCTCAGGGGATGGCCCCGCTTGCAGTGCGTCTGATTGCCGTGGCTACTGCGTTGCACATTCTCAAGGCGGGTTACGACTTCCATGTGGGCCGGGTTCACGCAGTGACGCACTCGGCAGAGATGGTCGAGCTCGTGGGCGATGGGGCCTACCAGTAGTTCGTAGGCGACGCGGTGGGCGCCCACCGTGGTACGGCCACCGGCCGGTTTGGCGATACTGAGGATCCCGTAACCGTTCGGGTTGCGGCTGCCGGTCCAGATCCAGCATGTTGGCGTGGTCTGGACCTTGCTCCAGAACCGCTCGGCTAGCGTTTTGGTCATGCCGCGACCACCGGGCCTCGCGTCTCCCATCTGGTAGACGACTGGTCCTCCCCGTCGGTGTCGCCGTGGCGCAGCCAGCCTAAAGACACGCCGCAGCGGATGGCCCACAGTCGCAGCACCGGCGGCGGCGGGACCGTCTTGCCGGTTTCGTAGTGCGACATGGAGTTGCGGGATATGCCCATCCAGGCGGCCAGGGCCGGCCGTGACAGGCCGGCGTGACGGCGGGCCTTGATCAGCCGGTCAGCCAGGTCCCAGTCCGGCACCACCACATCAGTCATGCATGAGTCTATGCATACTTCAGGGCTGGTTACAAGAGCCCCGGCACATAAATCCTTGCATAGTTAGTGTGCATATGCACATACTTGTGCCGCCATGGATCTCATCACTACCGCCCAAGTCGCCCGCCGCCGACGCGTCGACGTCTCCACCGTCTGGCGCTGGGTCGACCGCGGCTGGCTCGACCCCGCCATACGCCTCGACAACGGCCACATGCTCTTCGACCCCGACGAGATCGACCGCTTCCGCCCCCCGCCGGCCGCCTCCCGCGCCAAAAGCGCATGACCCGCCAGTGGGAAGACGGCGAGGTCGGCTGGCATAGCGGCGACACCCGCCTGATGGTGGCGTTGGTCATCGTGTCGCTGGCGTTGGCGGTGGTCGTGGCCTTCCTCGTTTCGTCGCCGTGAGCGCCGCCGAGGTCGCCGACATGCTCGAGGACCTGCGCAGCCACCTCGAGGACGCCCGGCTGGTGGCCAGCCGGCTCCCGTATGGCCACTCGATGCGCACCGCCCTGGACGAGCTGCTGGAGGAAACCAACTTCCTGATCGCCATCACCGCCGAGGGCCGGCCGTGAGCGGCGAGCAGTCTGCGGTCCCGGTCCCGTCGGCCCCTGGGGAAGTAGGCCAGGCTGCCGCTCTCCAGCGGAAGGGAGAGACGCCAGCACCGGGACCGCAGCACTACGACGAGAGTTACCTACCGGAATGGGTGCAAACCCGGCCGCCGGTGGCAAACCCGGATTTGCAGGCGTTGCGCCGCCACTACGGCGCCCATAACGCCAGCCAGGGCGACCTGGAGATGTACGCGGCGGCGGCCCGACATCTCGACTTGTCCATCCCAGCCGGGGAAATCGCCCTGGTCCCCTACGGCGACACCAATCACATCCAGATCACCATCGAGGGCCGCCGTACCATCGCCCACCGCACCGGACGGCTGCGAGGCATCCAAGGCCCGCAGTGGTGCGGACCGCGCCGCTTCAACGCCGACGGGGCCAAACTCCCGCTCGACTGGGAAGAGGTCTGGACCGGCGCCGGCAACCCCTACGCGGCCCGCTGTTTCGTCCTAGTCGAAGGGTGGGACACCCCGGTCAACGGCACCTGCCGGTTCGTGGAGTTCCAGCAGCCGACAAGCCCGGTGTGGAAGAAATATCCGGCCCACATGCTCGGCAACGCCGCCGAAAAACTGGCCCTACGGCGCGGGTTTTCCGCCGAGATCGGCCGGGCGCTCACCGAGCTGGCCGACATCACCGGCGACTACCACCCCGTAGACGACGAAACCGGAGAAATTGAACCTGATTCCCCTACCGCCGCGGCACCGACACCGCGCGCGCCGGGGAGCGCCGCACCGGCCGGTGTGGGGCCCCTCCCGCCGGCCGGGCGGCGCGACCAGCCGCCCCCAGGTTTTTACGACAACCTGCCCGAAGCGCGTGGGTGGCGGTGAGTGGGGTACATGAACGGCTACGCGCCATCGAACGGCGCCTACGTAAACACCACGCCGAACCGTTGTACACCGACGAGGAGATCGACGGTCTCGACGACGACCAGGCGACGCGCAGCGTCCGGGCCGAGGGCGACCGGCTGGCCATGCTGGCCCAGCTGGAGACCGAGATGAACCGGGGACCGTCTCGCCGTGGCCGTGAAGGACCCGACCAGGGCCGGTTGTGGTGAACATCGCCGCGGTGATGGCCGCTCTTGATGTGTGGGACCTCGACCATGCGGCCAAGCACGCCCTGGTGACGGTGTGCTGCCGGGCCGACCGTTACACCGGAGTAGCCCAGGTAGCGATCCCGCGGGTGGCGGCCGACATGAAGGTCAGCTATAAGACAGCGCAGCGGGCGCTACGGCGGGCTGTTGACGCCGGCTACCTGACTGTGGATAACCAAGCCGGGGCGGCGTCCAACTGGCGGCTGACCCCTGTAATGGTTACAGGGGTACCGCGGGACCCTGGGTCCCGCGCACCGCGGGACCCAGGGTCCCGCGCGAAGGAGTCTTTGGAGAAAGACAGGAGCGCCAGCCATCCAGCCCGGCTGGCTGGCGCTGGGGAAAACCGCCGCGGCTACGCCGCCTCACGCGCCGAGATGAACCACGCTTGCGACCCCGTCAACATCGCCGCCTGCCCCTACTGCGACGAGCACGGCTGGCTGTACAACGACGATAACTCCGTCGTCGGTCGCTGCGACCACCAGCGCGAGGTCAGCGACCTCACCCTCGACGACGTCCTAGACGACGTCCTCGAACGGGACGGCACCCATGACTGACGATTTCGAGGGCCGCCTGTTCAAACCCATCCCGGCCAAGGACCGGCCCCGTCAGACCGACCCGGCCCGACTCATCTCGCCCGACATCCTGGATCGGGTCTCACCCCGCATGCGGGAACTGATCGAACGGTGCCTGGAACAGTCGCTTACGGCCGGGGCGGTTCGCCTCCCGCCGCGCTGCACATTCCGGGGTTGCGACGAGCTGGCCACCGAACGACACCACTACCTCGAGAGGGAGATTTTCGGGCGGCTGGCCGAGTTCGGACCGATCGAACCGTTATGCGCCGACCATCACCACCTGATCACCGCCATCCGAGACGCCTCCCGAAAACCGGTGCACGAATGACTGACCTGCCCGCCGCCGTGCTTTGCCCGATCGACGTGCCGCGCCAGCGGAACAAATCGGGCGACCCGCGGTACGGCCGATATGTGCTCGCCATGACCGCCGAGGTCGACGAGCTGCTCATCATTCTCGACGCTTTCCGCACGGTGACCGCATGACTGACGATTCTGACGAGCGGGAACGCCAACACCAGGCCGAGGCCGCCCAGATCGAACGACTGTTCGCCACCTTGTGGGTGACCCGCCGCCGCCGGGCTATCCGCTCCCGCCAGCGGCTCCGCCAGCGCGGCATCCCCACCGAAGCCGAACGCCGCAAAGACAGCGGCTCGTGAAGGACGGCACGCAGTCTCCGGAGAATCGTGCTTATCTGCAACTTGCCTACGCTGACCCGCCCTACTACGGGTCATGCCAGCGATACGGCCATGAGCACGGCACCGGCGGCTGCTGGAACGACCTGGAGACGCACACGGCGCTGCTCGATCGGCTGGGCGGCTACGACGGCTGGGCGCTCAGCTGCACCACCAACAGCCTGCGACACCTGCTGCCCATGTGCCCCGAAAAGGTGAGGGTGCTCGCCTGGGTGAAACCGTGGGCTACGTGGAAGAAAGGTGTCAGTCCCGCCTACGCGTGGGAGCCCGTACTAGTCAAAGCGGCACGCCGGCCACCCGCGCCCGAGGATCGCCTGGGCACCAGCGATTTTGTGCCGGTGGACTGGATGCAGCACCACATCGAACACGGCGGATTCACCGGCGCCAAACCACTGGCGGTCTGCCGCTGGATCTTCCAATGCATGGGCGCCGACCGCGACGACACCCTCGAGGATCTGTTCCACGGTTCCGGCGCGGTCAAGAGGGCATGGGAGCACTACCGGACGCATCTCACGCTGTTCCCCGGCGACCGGCCCGACCAGGGGGTGCTTGACGGTGTCTAGCGCCGATAATGACGTTTATCCGCAACAGCGGCCCCGGCTCCTCGACCTGTTCTGCGGTGCCGGCGGCGCCGCCATGGGCTACCACCGGGCCGGATTCGACGTGACCGGCGTCGACGTGGAAAGCCAACCGCACTTTCCTTTCCACTTCATCCAAGCCGACGCCCTGGCCTGGCCGCTCGAGGGATACCACGCCATCCACGCCTCACCCCCCTGTCAGGCGTGGAGCAGGGCCACCGCGTGGAGCGGTGATCGCTCATCGCACCCGAAGCTGATCGCCCCGGTCCGCGAACGGCTCCGGGCGTCAGGTCTGCCGTACGTGATCGAGAACGTCCAGGAGGCCCGCCACGATCTACGCTCCCCGATCCGCTTATGCGGCTCACAGTTCGGCATCGCCGTCCAATCCCACCGTTGGTTCGAGATCCGGCCGGAACCCTTCCGCCTGATGCCGCCATGCCATCACCGGGCGACCGACGCCAGCCGGGATCACGGTGCCAAGCAGACCGAGTCCGAGTTCCGGGGCGCGCTCGGATGTGACTGGATGAGCGTTCAGGAGGCCCGCCAGGCAATCCCGCCCGCCTATACCGAGTGGATCGGCGCCCAGCTACTCGAGGTGCTCCAGCATGCCTAGCGCGGATAACGGCACTTATCCGAACAAGCGTGACTGCGAGCATGGATACCTGCGGCGGTCTTGCCCCTACTGCGAACGCGACGCCTACGAGCGCGAAGTTCAGGAGCTTGACCGGCTGATGTTGCACCGTCGCCGCGACGCCGAACAGGTGCGGGACGCTCTGACGGGGTGGGACCGGCGCGACGCGTCCAACTATGCGGACGGGTGGCGAGACGCCGAAGACGTGATCCGCGAGTGGATCAAGGCCCATGTCTAGTCCCGATAACCCCGGATATCAGGACTACATCAGCGACGTGCTGGCGGCGGCTCGACTACGGATCAAGCCCGGCACGCTGGCGAACTGGCGGTGGCGTAAACATGGTCCCGCCTACTTCAAGATTGGCAACCAAGTCTTGTACAAGCCGGCCGATGTCGATAGTTGGATCGAAACTCAACGCCGTAGTCCCAGGTCGTAGCCTTGCGCCATGGCTATCAGTCACAGTCGCCGCCAGTCGCTGCCAGCCTCGAAGGTTGGCTACGGCAAGTCGTCGCGGGTTGGTGGTAAGGGTCGTAACGCCTACCCGCTGGACACCAAAGCCAGGGCACGTAACGCCCTCAGTCGTGCGGCGCAGTCGAAGACGTCCGGTTCGTATCGGACGATCGAACGTAAGGTCAACCGCCTGTATCCGTCGATCACCACCCGTCATCATGCGGGCCGTTGATCCACGCCTGACGTCGCCAGCGTGGCGTCGTCTGCGTCTGCTGGTGTTGGACCGTGACGGCCACGCCTGCCAGATGCGTGGTGCTGGCTGCACGCAGGTGGCTACGTGTGTGGATCACATCGTCGGCCGCCACGAGGGCGGCGACATGTGGGACCCCCGCAATCTGCGGGCCGCGTGCCGTAGTTGCAACACCCGGGGGGGTGGGCAGATGACGGGGCGAAGAAAGACGCAAGGTCAGGGGTTGGTCTACCGGCTGGGGGTGGCCGACTATGACACCCGGTTCTGATCGACCCCCGCCAAAAATATTTTGGGGGCCGATTTTTTGGGGGGCGCCTCGCTGCGCACGC